CTTCACCACCAAAAATAATCACATCACTTGTAGCTGGATAAATGTTACGAATAAGAGCAGAGTAATCTTGGGAGGTTACAGCACGATCTTGTGTCCCATAAGTTTTTGGAGCATTAAATTTAATCCTTTTAATCGATTCAATTTCTTCTCCACCAGAAGATGGTATTGTAGAATTAACAGTGATTGTATTTTGACCAAGTGATGCACCATCTTGATTTTCTATCACGCCTGAGAAGACAAATGTTTTAACCCCATTTGAATCAGGTCCAGAAGTTACAACATAAGATACTTCTACTACAGCACCGTTTGGTAATTTTTTTCCTAATATACCATCACCAAAAATTAATTCATATCTCTGATCTTCAATTTCATTAAGGAAGAATATTTTAGATGATCCATCCACTCCAATAATATTATCAGAAATAAGATATGGTTCGGAAAATCCACTTCCTGTCGGGAAAACTTTAACATTAATTGTATTAGTATCAATGTTTGCGTTATCTAAAACAAATCTCTGTGACTTTAACGCTGTGTTGACCGTAAATGTATTTGTAAGTAGATTTCCTTCTCTTAGTAATACATTCGAGAATGTAGCAGAATTATTGACTACAGATGCTTTGGCATCTTCTGTAACAAGATATTGATATAAGAAATTATCAAACGTTGCTACAAAACCAGTTCCTTTTTTTAGAATAAGTTGTGTATCCGTCGTAGGATTAGCATAAGCAACAGTAAACGTAATATAAGCAGTTGGCGATGTTACACTTTTTGGTCTATATCCTAATTGCTTTGCCAGCGCCACCACATTGTCTCTCAAAGTGGCAGAATCAATGAATAGTTCATTGACTACCATGTTGGTGTTAAACGCCGTGTAATACGTATTATAAGCAAGTACGTCGATTAAATTCGCTAAGGTTGATCCTTCAAAATCATAATCAGTAAACTCTGCTTGACCTCTGAGGTAATCTTTCAGAGCAAGTTTAATGTCATTAAAATCTAGATTAGCTAATTGAGTGTATGGCATTATCGAGTACGCTCTAGAAAGAATTCGATTCCTATTGGTGTGTCTTCTCTACCGCGTATAACATACATTAACTCAACTGAATAACCATTTTGGTCAAAATCTGGTTCAACCATAACACTTTGAATTTGAATTCTTGGTTCATATCTTTCAATGACAAGAGTAACTTCAGTTTGAATTAAACCAGCAGTTGCATAATCTAATGGTTCAAATAGTGATTGATAAATTCCAGATCCAATAAGGGGTTGGAATAATCTTTCGCCCTTGTTAGTAAGAAGCAGATTGACTATAGACTGCGTTATGGCAGCTTTATCCTTTACCGTGACAAGATCATCGGTAACTGGGTGCTTCTTAAAAGTAACGCTCAAATCTTTGAACGTCTGAAACTCAGGCATTTAGACACAGCAAGGCTGCTATTATTTATTCACTCGTGCCAACGTTCTACAAAATCATCAAATCCACCAGCACCGCCACATGCTTTACTATAGCGATCTTCTGGAATAGGATAAAGTTCTTCCTTCCTTTTCATTTTTTTATGCTGCTTCAAATACTTTTCACTATCAGTCTCAGTAATCAAAGTCATGCCTTCTTCAATAAAATCATTACTTTTATCTACTGGAAATAATCCCATATAAAAAACCTCTCTAAAGTCTGTTTCCAGAACTTTTAGAGAGGTTACTATCTCTCAAATATTTATTTAACCTTTACCTTGACCACGATATTTCTTCCTACGACCATTACGTGAACTTGCCCCTAGGTGTGTACGTGCAGAACGTCCCTGTCGTGTTTTTTTCGGTGCTCCCTCGATGTAAGTTGGTTTTGTAAGACCGATTTTTGATTTTGCCATATTTCTCTCAATAGACTTTTATATTATAGCACATTATTAATATTATCCCAATCCGCTGGAATACCATTCCATTGCATTAGCCCAATCTGTAAGTGGGAAAGGTTCTTTTGTTGAAGCTACACCTGGATTGCCATCTTCCACTATTGCTTCAGGCGAAGGTATACCTCCACCCATGAATACAGTAACACTCGATAACACCACTGGACACCCTGTAGTACACGTTGCACCTAATTGTGCTACTGGTCTACCATTTACTAGTATATCGGGTCTTATGCCGCTTATAATGAACTCTGGGTGCTTTGTCGGTGGTAGTGGTGGGGGAATGGTGTGTAACTCTGATCGATCCAAATATCGATGAACAAATCTTCCATTCACTACAACATCTGCAGAAAATGCAATTCCTGGTGTATTGAAAGTTGGTGGAATATGAATATCATGAGTTCCATAAAAACCTTGACCATGTAAAGCTATTGGTGTAAATGCCATTAGATTTGACCCTCTTGATAGTCTTCTTGCTTACACAAAAGATTTTCATTAATATTTATTGCTGCCCTTTGGAACAGGTAATTAACTCTTTCTGCCTGTAGATCGCCATTATAACGTACTGGTAAGTAGAAGTACCAGATATTGTTATTAACGTTAGCACCAAAGGTTTGTATTGCTTCGTCTTGTAAAGATACGAGTGCATCCGATACATTATTTGGAAGAGGTTCATTTGGAAGGATTACACTCACGCAGGATACCTTTATTGTGTAAACTAATGTGTCAAGTTGCGTCGGTTTGTAACCAGCAATTACACCAACTTGAGGTAATTGACATAATCCACCTGGACCATCATTTACCTGACTATAGTAATCCCATTTATCATTCCCATATCTCTTCCCCTGCATCTTATCACTAACTGCCCAGTCCTTATATTGATTTGCATCTACTAGCACTTCCTTAAAATAACCACCACTTGGATAACCATTTTCGCCATTTGGAAATTCTAGTGCAACTCCAGGAGTTATCGTGGCGTCCTTCTTGACCCATATACCATCAGTTCTGTATCTCCAAATTTCTTGATATTCTTCTTCTTTGCCTAGAAACTTATTTTCATTATATGCTCTAGCTTTACCTTGATATTGAAATTGACCATACTTCATGCTATTCACAGTCATGAACTCTTGATCATAAAAACCATACTCGGAGACATACCCAGAGATCTGTGAAATAGCAATATAACCAGCAAAGAGTAAAGGAGGTAATACGTTTTGCGTTACAATAATACCAGGATCAATTGTATCGTTGCTCGGAGTTGTCGCTCCCCCAAAAGCTCCCCACAATCCGTTTTGCATCTGAGTGTCCCAAGATGTGAATGTGATTGGTGGAGGAGTGTCGGGATCATCATCATCGTCCCTTGGCCATAGATCAATTCGAGTGACCTTAGTGGTTGTTGATAATACTCTTTCATTTGGTAGATTTGGCACCATCCAAATCTGAGTGTTCTTAATAGTTTCCCACGTAAGCCAGGGAGGGGTCTCGGAAAAAAAACCTAATGTAAATTCACTGATGATCGCATCTGAATCTTTCGGATAAAATCTTCCAGCATAAAATGGTACGCCGTTCACGTTCTTCAGTCTCTGTAATTTTGAAAAATCTTCCAATTCGATTGGACCAATTCCGCCCATCGATGGTGCTAAGAGATTAATCCAGGGTACTGCCATCAGACTGCTTTTGCAATTGTTAGTAAATCTTTTTTAATTCCTTCGATATTATTATGTAGATAATCCAGAGTGTTTGACAATGTTTCGTAATCATCCCCCGAGGGGCGCTTATACGCAATCGTCGGTCTCTCCATCTGTGTCACTCTCTGCTCCAAGCTCTCCAATCTCTGTGACAGCACTAGGAGTTTCTCCTCCAAGTTTTTCTGTAGCTTTTCTGACGACGTTTCCATTATTATCTCCTCTCATGAATGCCTCAGCGGCGCGACTTTCAAATTGGTCGCAGAAGGCATCAAAGTTATCTAAAATCGTTGTAAAATCTTTGAAATCATTTTCCATAACATTTTCAGTATTTGAATGAAATTATCATTACTTGAATATTTATTGGACGACCTTTTCGGGCGATTTTTTGCCACGGAATTTTTTTGGAATTCATAGAATTTACGAAGCATTTTTCGTTCCTGGATAGCTTGCCATCTGCGAGTACCCATAGAAAGTTTTTGACCTTTTCTCATGATTTTTTCTGGGGGGAATTTTTTATTTACGATATTTCTCGGTCGTCTGGATACTTTTGTAGGTTAGGGGAGGTGCGATATGGGACCCGCTCGGCCCTTCGGGTATAACGAAGGGGGGGCAATTTAACTGCCCCCAGTGTATCAAACTGTGAGTTGCTTCGCTATCAATTTGCCGATGAAATCGTTCTTGACTTGATAGGGCACAGTGACCTGAAGATTCAGTTGTTCGTGCTTATAAATGAAGTGCTTTCCTCCGTTGCGTGCTTTAGTCCAACCGTTGATCTTTGCGATCTTGTGCAGTTGCTTGGTGTTCATGGTGTAGGTATAGAGAATGGGGGGTGTGCTAGGATGGGGGGTCTGCTCAGAGCAGGGAGCAGCAACCCATGGGGGCAAACCCTGTGAGGTTGCGATACTGCCAGGCAAAGCGCAGCGCCTTCTCCTCGACGGGGCGACCAAGGCGCCCCTGCATTTCACAGCGGGGCAGACCTGCTGCATCATAGTGGAAGCGCACAGGGTCGTTGCTGTGAGATTGACCGATCCACCCATCAACCCAAGGGGCAGGCGTCGGCAGTTTTTCGCGGTACTTGGCGACGGTCTCCTCCAGCATGGACAGGGGCAGCACAAACCACTCGCTGCCGCCCTCCTGCTGCTGGTAATACTTGCGATACTTGGCGGGCACGTTGTGGTCTGAACCGTGCAGGGTGCTGTACCCCTTGCCGCGAAGGTAGGCGTGGATGCGTGCCTCTGCTATGCCGACATTTCTCACAGGCAGCAGGGCGACGTAGGAGGTGTCCCCGTCGTTGCTGGTTTGGTGGTTGCAGAGGACCTTGTACGCCTCTGCTTCACCACCTGACGCCAGACCGATCTTAACAGCGACCGACTCGCTGCTGTCTGCCGTGATGGCATTGCTGGCAGAGGTCATAAAATAGATCACCCCTGCGTTGGAGGGTTGCTTGCCGACCTGCTTGCCTTGCTTGGTCTTGGTGCCGAAGGTGTGGTTGGCGGGGAGTTGCTTCGGGGGCATGTCGTTTGTGTTGTTGTGGTTAGTATGGCAGGGAATGGGGGGCATTGCAACCCCCCTGTGGACAGTTCAGAGATCGACCATCAGGGAGTTCATCTCCACGTCACAGATCTTGTCGTCATCCCATGCCACACCGTCGGGGGTCTGACCGATGTGGCGCCCAACGTGCCCATGCATCATGCAACGCTGGAACTTCTGCCACGGGGTCTCGTCAGCACCGCAGAAGGTCACACACGCCTTAGCGGTATTGTAGAGGAACTCGTCGTTCTGAACCCAGAGGGAAGCGTTCCAGGTTTCGTAGTTTGCCCAACCGTTGTAGGTCGTCATGGGTTGTCTCGTTTGTTGATGTGATCAGTCTAGACGCTCAGGGCATCTCACAGGTGCCAGGGAGGACACTGTTATAGGTGGCACAGCGGGCGGCGGTCTGTTGGTTGACTGCCTGAACGGTGTCAGCGGCGAACTCGATGG